GATTCTGCAAAATTTATTCGTTGGGTAGCCATGTATTAGAACTTCCTGTTATGTCTGTCCATGTTTCAGAACCAGTTGTTATGTTTGTCCATACTTCAGAGCCAGCAGCAATATTGCTCCACTCTTCACCTAATCTTCTTCCTAGTGCTGTAACTGCAGCATTAGCTGTAATTGCACCCTTACCTGACCATATAGCGTTAGGACTTGAAACAACTATAGCGTTAGCATTAATACTTCCAAAGCCTTCGTAGAGCACACCACCATTAGCTACAACTGTAGCAGTAGCATTTATAGATCCTGTAGATGTTCTAAAGCGTATAGCGTCTGCAGCAACTGTACAATCAGTAAATATAGATCCTGTAGCAAAAGCATAAGAGAATGGATTGTCTACATATAATGCAGCTGATCCAGATATGCTTGCACTAGCGTATGCCTCTGAATAACCATCTGCTGATACTAAGGCATTAGCGTTTATAGCACCACTAGCCAATGCAATAGAGTATCCATCTGCTGTGACAGTTGCATTAGCGTTTATAGCACCTGAATTAAATGTTATGCGATAAGCGTCAGACGTTACTGTTGCGTTAGCATCTACCTGTGCTGTACCAAGTACTACACCACTAGCAAGAGAACTAAATGCTGTTTGGGAAAAACTTGAAATTCCAAACATTTATTGCTCCTTATTCGTCTGCTGGTAAAGGTGTATTGCCTTCTTCTAACCATTTTAGGTAGGCTTGGTAGTCTGTGTTAGCTGGGTCAAATGGGATAGCTGCACCATCACTTATACGAATTACGCAAGTATGTTCTGAACCATATAAAGGATTTGATATTGTTAATTTATACATTTTATAACTCCGCAGCTATTTCTACATAGCCAGTTGTATTATTAAGTGCTATAACTATTATTGGTCTGAATTGAGTTGCTCCAGAAGAATTAACAAAAGTTGCAAGTAATCCATCATACCCATAATAAATACTTCCAAGGCTAGTAATTGAGTAGTTTGCATTGCCGTCAGTAATTGCTAAACCAGAAACTGCTAATGTTGGTGCTGCTCTCATTGTTGTTGGATATTTAATCCATGCGTTGCTAGAAGTAGAATTAACTACATATCCTGCACCATGACCAACAAAATTACCTGAAGCACTTGTTAATCTAGCATAATACCTCTGACAATTAGCTAATTCCTGATTATAAAGTCTGCGTTCAAATGGTGTTGCTGATGTGTTTTGTTCTAGTTGTACACCTGTGATGTAGAAGGTAGCTCCGTTAGTGCCTACGACTGAAACTGTGCCTGTTGGTTGCACCAAGTTACCAGCAGTCCAAGCACCAGCAGTTCCACTATATGTTGCTCCAGAACCTAGACCAAAACGAACCACTACACCTAAAGAATTGGTCTTGTTCCAAGTGCCGCTTTGGTCACCAACGATAGTTATAGTCTTTTGTTCCCAAGTGTTTGCAGCAGAAATTGTGTAACTAAATGCATAAGAACGAGCTGGGTCGTTACTTAATGCTCCACCAAAAGTTCCTGTCAGTGAGCTGCGAACCCAAAAGGACAATGTAACTGTTTTAGCGTTTGCAGTTCCCCAATCTAAATCTGCAATGTTGTAACCTTCAATTGCTTGGTTAAACAAAAAGGTATCTCCTGTTAGTACAGAGTACGAAGAGGAGGAAGTAAACCCTAAATAATTAGAAAACCCAGCTGGAGGAGCTACAGAACCAGCGTTTTGTTGCCAAGTGCCTTTAGATGCTTGAACTGCTATGTATTGCCATCTATCAACGGTATAAACATTAATTGCAGTTCCACTAGCACCAGCATTTCTCTGGTCAATCCTCATGTCACCATTTATAATACGGTTCTTTAATCCAAAGGGAGATGCAGCAGCTCCTTGTAGAGATGCGTCATTAAACGTGACTCCCGTATCGCCATTTAATTGTAAGCTCATAGTTCTATCCCTTCAAATGTATTTCTTTTAGACATATTTATAGATGCCAACTCAATCTTTAAGTTATTTGGAACATGCAATCCTGATGCAAGTTTAGCATTTAATGGTATTACATGATCTACATGATATTTAATATGTCCAGCTAGAGTATTTAATCTATCTCGTAGCTTATAAATTCGTTTTGTCATTTCAATATTGCTCCAAATTGGTGTTGCATTCTTTTGTTTGGTTCTTCTTTTAGAAGATATTGCAGCCACTTTGTGTGGGTTATTTTTAGCATAAAGCCTAGACTTTAATAATCTAGCTTCTTTATTTTCCAATTCATAGTTTCTAGAATATGTTATGTATCTATCATAATGTTTTGTTCTAGACTTCTTTGTTGCTTCATTTGCTTTTTCAGGATTAGCCAAATATATAGCTTTGCTATTAGCTCTAATTTTTTCCCTATTTTTTTCTCTGTATCTTTTAGAACTTTCTTTCCAATACTTTTTGCTATATTCATAATCACAAGGTTTACATCTACTAGATACACCATATTTGCCATGTTGTTTTTTATGAAAATTTGTAGTGTCTTTTTCAGCTTTGCAAATTACGCATTGCTTAAAGACCATTGCCATTATGCTGCTCCTTTAGGATACTTATTCTTAACTGCGTTACAAGCGTCTATGTATGCTTGCACTTGTGCGTTATCACCTTTGACAATACCATCTAGGTAGTCTGTATATGGTGGATACTCTGCTGCACGTTTAGCCTTGTATGCTTCAGATGCTACTAGAGCTTCTACAGCATTGCTATCGTATGTAACTTCTTGTTCGTCTTTATCGTATGCAACATCATTTTGAATGTGAGTTACATTAGGATAAAGTTTATATATTGCTTGATGTTTATCCATTATCCTTTAATCTCCATAACTGTAATTGATGATGTTGGGAATTGCACATATGAGGCATTTCCAGAATCTGATACTCTATTAATATATCCAGTACTTGAAATATATGGTGATGCTAATTGTATTTGATATGTTAAAGCACTTGTTGATGATGGGCTATCTAAATATGATTTAGATGCTTGATGAAATCTATATACAGTAGACCCAGCATCAGCTGTTCCCGCTCCAGATAAAAATACATTAATTTGACTTCCAGATGCTGTTGCTCCTACACTAATTGATGTTCCATTTCTTTTTAATAATACATATGGATAAGCATCATTAGCAAAACCAAATGCAACAGATACAAAAACTAATATTTTATTAGATGCTGACGATGGAGTTATAGTTGCTGCAAATCCAGATACGTCTGCTGGAGTTGCACTAGTAGATGATGCAGTTCCTGTGTAATCTGTGCTAACTACTTGCAACACACTACCAGTTGGCAAAGATGAAGCACTAATAGAGCCTGTTAATTGACTTGTTGCAACAGAACTTGCACTTGTCAACACAGTCCCACTTGTAGTAGGCAACGTAAGTGTTGTCGTGCCAGCTACGTTAGGTGCATCTAATGTAATAGTTCCTGACGTATTTCCTGCGATAATTACGCTAGACATTATTTAGCCTCCAATGCTGTTACTCTTGCTTTTAGGTCGTTGATGATAGCTTGTTGTTCTTGGATGGCTGCTGTTAGAGTAGCTACTAGGAATGATGTATCTATGCCTTGTGGTTTAATATTACCATTCTCGTCTACAGCATCTTTTTCACCTGTTACACAATCAGGTACTACTTCTTGTAATTCATGTGCAATAAAACCTTGAGCGTTAGAACCATTTGCTTTCCATGTATAAGTTACAGGTTTTAATTGTGCTACTTTATCTAATGCTCCTGTCATAGGAACTATATTTTCTTTTAGACGATAGTCTGATGATGTATTAAAAGATGTAGCAGTAGATGTAGTAACAACACCTCCAACAATGCCGCCACTTGCGTTTATACCTTGAAGAATATATTGACCTGTGCCAATCCTATTAGTAACGCTTATTTTGCCAGCTGTTTCACCAGCAGCTGTGTACTTTTCTATGATTAAACCACCAGTAGAAAGTGTAGTATCAGTCTTACCTACCAACAAATTACCAGCTACTGTTCCCATAGTTACATTGTAGCTAAGGTTATTTACATTAAATATTTCATCACCAGAATTAGATTGAACAGAAAGTCCTGAAAAACTACCAGATGAACCGCCGCCCTTAATAGTTACAATATTTTGAGTTAATGTGCCACTTCCTGTTGCCACATTGAGTTTAGCAGCTGGACTTGCAGTACCAATCCCTACATTCTGTGATGTATCTATAGTAACTGCTGTAGTTCCAGCAGTTTGTATGTTTAATATACCAGTATTATCAGCAGTCGTTATAACTCCACCTGCTCCACTTGTACTTGCATTAATTGATGATGCCATTTATTTCTCCTATAATACTACCCAGCGTGATCCGCTAGGAACTGTGACTGTTACACCACTATTAATTGTGATAGCCCCAACACTCATTGCATTTTTGCCTGCTGGGAAAGAATAACTTGTTGTGACTGTTGGTGAGTTTAAGTTAAATACTGTATCTCCGCCTGCACCTGTTGCACCTCCACCTAGAGGCGCCCATCCTGAACCATCATAACCTTCGTATGATGCTGTAGTGCTATTATAACGTATCTTACCTGTAGCAGCAGTAGGTCTTTGTGCTGTTGTTCCTACTGGTACTTTAATAGCACCTGTAGAGTTAATAGATGTATCACCTGCAATTGTGCCTGTACCTGTAACAGATAAGTTGCCACCTACTGTAACATCATCACCAGATAAACCTGCTTGGAAGTTTTTAAGGTGAGCCATAATAGCTCTGATCGCATTGTTAACGTCTGAAGGTAACATTCCCTCAGCAATGTTAATGCTTTGTACATCTGTATTGCTAACAGCGGTACTTGAATATTCTGATATTTTTGTTTTTGGCATTATAGAACCACCCATCTTGATCCGCTAGGAACTGTAACTGAAACACCACTTGCTAAAGTAACAGCACCTACTGACATTGCACCATATCCACTAGGAATAGAATAACTTGTACCTATACTCATATTATTGACTACAATACCGTTAGTAGCTCTTAATACAGTTCCTGATACTGAGGCAGGTGTTGTGCTACCAACTGTAGTGCCATCTATTGCACCACCTGTAATTGCTACGCTAGAGGCAGCTTGTGTTGCTATAGTGCCTAAACCTAAATTAGATCTAGATGTAGTAGTGTTAGCTAAGTCTGATAGGTTATTAGCACGATATACATATGTTGTATCTGCACCAGTTGCTGTTACACCTAAATTAGATCTAGCAGTTGCAGTATTTGCAACATCTGATAAATTATTAGCTGGATTTAGTGGTGTGTAACCTAAACCAGTAGTAACGTCTGTGGATGTTAATACAGCAACGTCAGAACTATTTCTATATACACTTTTTTCTGCAGGGTATGTACAGAATACATCTTTAGTGCCAGCACTAAAATTAACAGCACTACCAGAGTTAGATGACTCTAAAATAGTATCTCTTGACAATGTTCCAGCACCAACTGTACCTAGACCTACTTCAAACTCTGCACCACTAACAATAGCATAATAAGTTGTATTAGCATTGCCAATGGCTGTAGAAAATGTTTGAAAGCCATTAACTGCACCAGATAATGTAAGCGTGCCTGTACCTGTAGTGGTACTGTTCTCTCGTACCCTGTCTTTAACGACTAGAGCCATGACTTATCCTTAAGCTAATGTTACTGTAAGTGAACCAGAAGCGATTTTAAATATATCGCCAGAGTCAATTGTTTTGCTTGTATCTAGTGGTGTATGGAATAAAAGATTGCCAGATGTAAGGGCATCATTTAAACCAATCCAGCCTACTGTACCCCATGAAGCTGTTGCTTGTGTAAATGTACAATCTGCATTAGATGTTGTTACACCATTGGAAGGTGCACCAAATGTAATAGCTGCTCTAGCGTATGAACCACCAGAAACTTCTGTACCAGATGCAGCGTCAGTAGGATCTGAAGTCCATAATGATACATAAACTGTAGTAGGTGATGTATACGTTGTGTTACGAAGAACTGCATTGATAAGTGCGTTCTCTAAATAATTACTAAATTCTGCCATGATTTACCTCGTAGCTAAAGAAATTGATAAGGGACTACTTGCGAACTCGCCAGACTCGTCTGAAGATGATATTGAATCTATTCCACGTTGATACAATGATGCCCAAGTTTGTAATCTTTCGTCATTCATCAAGTATGGTTCAGCTTCGCCTAATGCTGCGTACAATAACAAGTCTGGGCAATTAGCCAAAAATGCATTTGATGAATTAGTTGAGCTTAAATATGTTGGTGATCCATAGTAAAGCATATGCAATGTGTAAACACCATCTGGTACAGGTGCAAATTTAAATTCTGTTGCCAATACTGTGTACATTGTTGGAATACCAGACTCTGTTGTTCTAGCATTTCTAAAAAAGTTACTGGGAGTTTGATATTCAATTACACTTACTGGGTTTGTTTCAATGTGTAAATCACGCATTGCAAGAAAGTCACTAGGCAATGCTACTGTAGCATCACTTGCAACTGTATTTGTTGTAACATACTTTAGCATTTGACGTATACGAAGATCACGTCTTAATCTATTCTCTGCTAATGTAATAAAGTCTGGGATCTGTGTTGTTAGATCATTGCGTGCTAAGTAATCAGCTACTGTAGACTTTAGTTCTGTATATGATGTAAATGCCATTATACTGTGCCTTCTCGTGTGCGAAACACTTTGTTATCTGGGTCATTAAGAAATCTTCTAAATGCTTTTTGGTCTATGACATGGAATCCACGCACAATACCTTTTTTGTTTAATTCGTCAAAGACAGTCATAGGAATACTTGCTATCTTGTTGTCAAATATATCATCACCCCAACGAGTGTGTTTATCTGTATATTTACGTTGATTGTTATTGTCCTCAATAATATCTGTAATGTCTTGTCTAGTTTCAATCACTAAACCACTATCAGTATCATGGACAACGTTTGTTCTAAATGTTATAGGTTTCATTCATTTTTCCTTTGCCTGTGTTTTGAGTGAAAACCATTTTGACAGACAAACATTAAAATACTATTAGGTAGAAGAGGCCTACCACAAACGATAGGCCTAATCTAATTACAACTACTCTGCTAAGTCAGCAATAATTGCGTGAGCAGCTTGGTTCTTAACTTCTAATGTATATTCTACTAAAAGTTGAGTCACATCTGCGTCACCAGATTTAGCCAATTCATTTGTTTGGAATGGGCGTAAATATGCAACTGCTGCGTACTCTGGATCAAGAACAAATGCTTGTTCACCACTATCACCAGAATCTGCAGTCATAAATCTGTTAGGAACAACAGATAATGTACCAAAGTCTGATAAGTAAATATCAGCTGCACCAATGATTGTAGTAGCTTTGTTGCTTGGAGCCATATAACGTTGAGCTGCAACACCTGTAAATGCAGATACATTTACTTTTTGTGTTGGAGTTGTCATAAGAATGGTTGGAGTACCACCATTAGTATATGCAGATTTAACTGCTGTTTTTAACATTGTTTCTGTGAAAGCTGCGTCTGTACCAGATACACGAGCTGTAGTGCCTAATGAACCAGCAGTACCGTTAGTGCCACCAACGTAGTTAGAATTTAACCATGTTTGTAGACCACCAAGTGTACGAGCTGTAGTAGCATTACCAGCTGCTGCAGCTGTGTTGCTTAAAAGTGCTTTTTCCATATCACGTTTAAGTTCAGCAGAAACTTTAGCTAATTGGTAAGCCTTTTCAGATTTACGACCAGCCTTGTTAATTGCTTCCATAGTACCAGAAATCTTAATTGTTTTTGAAGAGATCTGAGTTCTATTGCCTACTCGTGTTGTTGGAGTTACTGTAATGTCAGAAGCTGTGTCACCTTCAACTACAGCGTTAGATGCTGCTGCTGCGAGTGAGTCAGTTTGCCATTCGTGATATGTTGCTGTTGCCTTTGTCTTACCAATAGAACTCATAAATGGAGTTTCTGTAGGTGAAATGTTATAAATAACATCTGACAAATCTTCTCTATTACCAATAGAGGTATAGGTTTGATACGTTGCCATGATTTTTCCTTATATTAAATTTTCAAATAGAGCTGCAGCATCTCTGACTTTGCCAGAGCTACGCAACTGCTGTGATTGTTTCTTTACAGTTTCGCTATTACTTGCTTTAGTTTGTGCAGTACCAGATTTCAACATCTTTGGTGCGTCAGCAATCTTCTTTGTTAAGGCTGGTTTTGACTTTTGCAATTTGTCATACATCATTGCCTTATGCAATGTAACAACGTGCCTAGAATCATAGACAGAAGATAACTCTTCCTCTGAGAATCCTAAGGCTTTGCCATAAGTACGAATCTCTTTTCTGAGGTTTTCGCCTTTGGTTGGATCTGAAAACTCTGGTAGGACTTGTGCTAGTTTAGATGCTTCCTGTGCAACTCTTTCAGACATGGCACGAGCTTGTTCAGATTGTTGCACTTGTGCAATTCTGTACTGCTCTGCTCTTATAGCTTGGAGTTGTTCTTTCCTTTCAGAAAGTTCAGCAACTTTAACTGCATAGCCTATAGGGTCGTTTTCCTTAAGAAGATTTAAATCTTCTTGTGGTGACTGAGCTACGATAAATTCCTCAATAGCTTGTAAGCGTTGAGCATATGTATCACGAGCATACTTGGCTTCTTCAATAGCTTTACGTTCAGCTTCAACAGCCTTACGTTGTTCTGCTACTTCAGTAGTCTTTTTAGTGTAATCAGCACCAAGTTGATAACCTTTAACTAATTCATCAAGGGTGACTTCCTTTTCTTCGCCAGCAGCTTTTACCTTGTAGCGAGGTTGTTCCTCTTCTTCAGTTTCAGTTTCTTCTTGTTCTTCAGAATCATCTTCAGATTCAACTTCTTCAGTTTCTTCTGTTTCTGGCTCTGCTTCTTGAGCCTCTGCTTCTACTTGTTCTTGAACTTCACCCTCTGATTGCTCCTTAGAGTTCGCTGGTGTATTCATTAAACCTTCAAATGCATTGGCTGCTGTACTTACTGTAAGCTCGCCATTCCCATCTTCTGGGGTCATGGTAGTTTCACTCATTTAATTTTCCTATATATCCACTAGGGGTGGTTACCCATTTTAGAAATCTCTAAAATATCTTCCATGCTTTACTTTTAATTTCGCTAGTCTTAGCGATTGATTCAAAGTGAGCCATGAGTTCGTTATAGCAAGAGATGCGTTGATATGCTTGTTCTCTTACTTCTGTTTGTTCTGGATTAGAGTAAACGATGCATTGCATTTGGTTGTCCACTAATTCCTTGACTGCATCTTGAAAATGCACGTCATTTAAAATATTTGCAATGGCCTGTGATTTATCAGACATTCATACTACCTTTTGCAATGTCATTGATTTGACCAATAGCATCCATTACAGTTTTAGTTTGATTGTTCTTAGCTGTTTCAGTCATGTTAGCTGCATCTAGTTTCATTTGCATTTCTTTTAACGCTAACTCAGCTGTCTGTACAAGTTCTTTTTGTTGTAACTCTAAAGACTTGCGTTGATTCTCTAGTTGCATTTGTTCACGATCTAGTTGTAACTTAGCAGCTTCTGTTTGTGCTCTTAGTTGAGCCTTCTCACGTTCTACCTGAGCTAAGATTTCAGCTGCCTGTGTATTAGGATCAGCCTTTTCTTGTGATGCTTGTTGCATAACTTGCTGTTCAATCTCTGGAGTAATCTCATTCATGAATGCTGTAGCATCTTTGAACCCAGCCATGTGTACAAACTTAGCTAATGTATCTCTGTATTGTTTAATTGAGATGAGTGGATTGTTTACACCATAAGCCTGTAAGATTTGTTCTTGCTTACCTAAGATCATTTGCATAGTTGCAAGTTGTTCTTGACGTGAGCCAGTACCCAAACCTACGTTGATAGTTACATTGTATTCTGCATCCCATTCACGAGGATCAAAAGGAACAAACTTACCATTAATACGAAGCGTTCTTACTGTATCTTGATATTTGCATAGTAATTGTAAGATACCTTTGAATAGTGATTTAACACCTGTTTCTGCAAAGATACGAGCAATCAGCTCTAACTTACCATAAGATGCATTAGACATTGTAGCTACTGCTGCAGCTGTAACGTTTTGCAATACATCTGGACTTAAACCTTGTTGAGCATCGCTAACACCTGTACGTTTAGCTTGAACTCCATCTAAATACTCTAGCATTGGGAATGATTGTGCTGCACTTGACTGTACTGTTAATGGTACGATTGCACCTGCATTCTTAACACGAATCACACCACCTGCTGTAGATGTTAATAAGTCATCTAAGTTTACTTGGCCTTCAACTGCTGCAATGCGTGAGTTGTTAGTTAAGTATAAGTTATCTAACATCTGACGAGTTACAGTAGACTTAATTAATTGAATATCTAATGTACGATCAGCTAATGATTGGCCATAGAATTTATGTGGAATTGGTATTGGGCAGATAGAATGAAATGGTACATAGTCACACTCCATATCTTCTAGAATCTCATTAGATGCATATACAATTCTTCTTAGTTCTGCAATGCCATCTTCGTTGTAATCTACTTTAATGAAACACTCATACACTTCTACTAATTCCATAGAAATATCTTGAGTGCCCATGCTGTTAGGTTGTTCACCACGAGAGTAACGAGCAATTCTTTCTGGACTAAACTCTAATGTATCGCCAGATGCTAATGACTCTACCATATCTTTATCAAAACCCATCGCCACTAGTTCAGAACGAGTAAGCATTCTACGATGTGCTACGAATGGTGAATCTTGAATTGTTTTAGCACGCTTAGATATTAAGAACTCTTCTGGAGGAACATTTTCTACAATGATCTTACCTTTGTTCTTGCTGCGTTTTAATGTAACGTTGTTTGATTTGCTGTATGTTGTTTGGCCAGTCATCTCATCAATAGATGATTCTTCAATGATTTCTTGTGATGCTAGTTCTATCTCTGGATCTTGCATGAGCATCATTAGCTCATCATCTGATAGGCCTTCATACTTTTCTTTAGTAACATCTACATCATCATTCCAGTAAGCCTTAACTACACCAGTCTTTTGTAGTAACGCATCTTTGAACCAGTTATGAAGTATTAAGAAGCCATCGTTATCTTTATAGAATACATGATTAACTAATTGTGTGGCCTGCTCAGCATTTTGTTCGTCACCTTCTTTAGCTGGTGCAAACTCAACTACGTTATCACTAGAGGTAAATACACGAATGAGTTGTGGCAATGCACCATCAACTGCTTCAGCAACTTCACCTGTAACAATTGTAGACTTACCCTCAACTTCATTACCATATGGCTCACGAAGATAATACTCAAGGGCTTGTTGACGTTCATCTGTAGTATCTGTTTCTAGATAGCCTAATGAGTCATCTATCTCAGCCTCAATAATCGTCTTTAATTTGTTAATATCAATCATCTATACAATCCATTTATTATTAATGTTGAGAGGTTGACCCCAATCAGAGCCACTTTCATCTAAGCCTACCGCTAAATATCTAAATGCGTCAGCAGCATGAGAGCACCAATCATGTAATGGTGTGTCAAAGAATACGTTACGCTTCTCATCATATGTTCTACGATAGTTTCGTAATGCATCTATACCTTGCTTAACGTCTTTATCAAACCAGCATCTAGGAAGTAATCTGCGTACTGCTTGAATTCCATCTGCAACTGGTAATTTCTTTACTACTGTAATCTCTAGTCCTGAATCTTGTAACATCTCTTTACGAGATTTACCTGTACCTAATTCTCTTACCTCTACATCATGAGGTAACAACTGTACAGCATTATCCCAACCATTATCACGCAACCAAGCAACATAAGTATCCAATCCTTGTCCATGATTTTCATAGAAATCTACAAGTCTTATTTCTTTACCTACTACTTGTGCCACCCAAATTGCTGTGCTATCTGATATACCTAAGTCCCATGCACAATATGTTTTTGCTAGTTCTTCTCTAGGTATAGATGTTATCTTGTTATTCTTTTCTAAATCATTAATGATCTGGCCATAGTATGAACCTTCTACTGCTGCATTAAATGAGCATTCAAACTCTTGGTTATACTTATCTTCACCCATCTCATTTTTAGCTGAGGCTAATTCATTTGCATCTAGTAACTGTGTTTGTGATGCTTTAAACTCTAACAGTTTCCATTGATCGTCACCTTTGTCAGCACGATCCCTTAAATCTTTAAAGTGATTATTGCCCTTAGGTGTACCAATAAACATTGCCCAACCTAAACGATCAGATAATGCTGGTCGTACAACTTCACTAAATATACTTGGGTTTACGTCACCAATCTCATCAATCACTACACCATCTAAATAGATGCCACGAAGTGAGTCTGGTGAATCTGCTCCATATAATGAAATACGTCTGCCCATGAAATCAACCCTTAACTCTGCTATGTTAGCAATAGCACCTAGTGGCCTTGTATAGTTAAGTAAGTAATCCCATGCAATACGTTTACATTGTGAGTACGTTGGAGCAATGTATGCAAATCTTGGATTAGGTTTATCACACAGTAGCGATGAATGTATCAACTGATTTATGGCTGATACAGTCTTGCCCATACGTCTATGAGCTACCACTACTGTGAACCTGTTGTCCTTCACCATTTGGTGAATCAACTTCTGTGGTTCTCTGGGCTGATACCCAGTATTTAGAACGTCATTCAATTCCTGTGACAATCTTAATAATAACTGGTTCTTCTGAATCGCCAGTCAGTTTGTTTTCTTGTAATGATTTACCATCTACTCTATCACCTAATTCTTTAATAGCAGATACATCACCACTTGCTGCTTTTTCTATTAAGGCTTCAGCAATTGCTCTAATCTTTTGGCCATCTGCTTGTATAAGTGCCCTCTTCAGCGTTTCTGCCCATAACCTATTGTTTTTACTAGAGAAGTTATTTCCCTTACTTACCTCAGCAGCTTTCTCTCTAGCTAATGCTAATTGTTCTTCTTTGTCCATGTTGTAACTCCATTGCTGGGTCATTACCTTAGTTGTTAATTAATTACCACTTTACTTTGTTAGCCCAGTAAGCTGCACTCATCTTACCTTTAGCTATATTATCAGAATGTCTTGCCTTAAATGATTTAGATCTTGCTGTATTTGTTTTATCGCCACTAACACCTTGCTGGCCAAAACGGATAAGTTTCTCTTTGTCACCTACCTTAGCTAATACTGCATGGCTTTTAGTAGGATGGTTTGGAGTTCTCTTAGGCTTATTAACACCAGAGAATGTTTCTTTACCCTTCTTAATCATTTCTTTTTATTTGTTTTAGGTTTTACAACCATTTTTTTACCTGATTTTGCAGACGCTTTTTTAGCTGCTGCTACACCAGCCTTACTGTAGCTGTAAGTTTTTCCGTTTACCATTGGCATGATCATTTACCTTTCTTAGCTGTTTTTGCTGCTTGTTTAAATTGTTTTGCTGTTGGTGCATTCTTGCTGCCTACCTTGTTCATCTTTTCGTCTGAACCTGCTTTAATTCTTGCACGCTTAGCATGAATGTTAGCATATAATCCTTGTTTAGCCATTATCTGCCTAGCATTCTTAATAATGAATCTAAATCCAAACCTCTTGGAAGCATTTGGTTTTGTATTGGCATAGTATTTTGCATAGACATACCACCAGCATAAGGAGGAATGTTTTGCATTGTGTTAGCTTGTGGATTATATCCTCTTAGAAAGTCTACATCTGAAGGTGTGCCTTGTGTATAAACATCACCCATTTGTCTTAACCTTGACATTTCATCCATCTGAGCTTTCATTTGTGCAAACTTTAATGCAGCTAGTTCAGCTTCAGTCATAGTACCTGTAGGTGATTTACTGTTAGAGCCGCCTAATAATCCTGCTAATCTATCCATGATGTGTCCTTATTTTTTCTTTTTCTTGCTCATGCCTGCTTCGCTTAAAGCGATTGCAATACCTTGAGCTTTAGATTTAACTACCTTGCCACCCTTACCAGAGTGCAATGTACCAGCTTTATACTCACCCATTACTTTTGCTACCTTCTTCAACTTCCCTGCTTTTGATGTGGGCTTCTTCATCTGGCTTCCTTAATTTAAAATGTGTTAGGTTTCTACAGTCTTGACATATAGAAGATCCTGTGTCATCTGAATCGTATGGTTCACCACACTTTTGACATATTTGCACTTGGATCATCTTATTCAAACTAAAAAAAAGCCTGCTATTACACAGGCCAATTATGGAGTGCTATGAAAGTGATAGATACACTTATCCCAGCACCAGCGATTATATCATACATACATGGCTGCTGTCAAGTGCTAATTGGGTATTCTGCGTGTTGATATAGTTAATAGGTTATCATAGGCCATGTTCT